TGTTGATGATAACTATTTATATTATCAACCAGTAAAGTAAAATTGTAAAATGGCGGAAAATAATTTAACGGTATGGCAACGACTTGGTAAAGCGTTTGGACCTAATTCTTTGTTAGGTCAGGATTACCCCACCTTCAAATTCGACAAAAAAGAACTTTTAAGAACACAGGATAGAGCTGAGTATGAAAGAGAAAAACTTCAAGCTCAACAGACTTTCTACTTAGCCAATCAATGGACTAAAGTAGAAAACAATTTATATACTCAAGCGATTTTCTATGAACCATCGAGATTGTCTGCAACTTATGACTACGAATCGATGGAATATACACCAGAGATTTCTGCTGCTTTAGACATCTATGCTGAGGAATCAACTACCGTAAATGAAGACGGATTTATGCTTCAAATTTATTCTGAATCTAAAAGAATAAAAGCGGTTCTGGCTGATTTGTTCAACAATACTTTAGATATAAATACAAACTTACCAATGTGGACAAGAAACACTTGTAAGTTTGGAGATAACTTTGTCTTTTTGAAATTGGACCCTGAAAAGGGTATTGTAGGTTGTCAACAACTTCCAAACATTGAAATAGAAAGACATGAAATAGGGATGACCGACAAACATGCCGTCAATTTGGGTAAAGCTGAAGCTAAGAAAGCTCTGAGTTTTGAGTGGAAGTCCAAAAGCATGACGTTTCAAACATGGGAAGTTGCTCACTTCAGGTTATTGGGTGACGATAGAAAATTACCTTATGGTACGTCTATGTTAGAAAAGGCGAGAAGAATATGGAAACAACTTTTACTTTCTGAAGATGCTATGATGATTTATAGAACATCAAGAGCACCAGAAAGAAGAATATTCAAAGTATTTGTTGGTAACATGGATGATAATGATGTTGAGGCATACGTTAACAGAGTTGCAGACAAATTCAAAAGACAACTCAATCAAATGGCTGTTGACCAAGATTATTTTGTACCTGTCAGAGACCCTGCATCACCAAGTCCAATTGAAACTTTGCCTGGTGCTCAGAACTTATCAGAGATTGCGGATATTGAATATATTCAGAAAAAATTATTGACCGCACTGAGAGTACCCAAAGCATTTTTAGGTTTTGAAGAAGTTGTTGGTGATGGTAAAAATTTATCTTTACAAGATATTCGTTTTGCAAGGACAATCAATAGGATACAGAAATGTATGATTCAAGAACTCAACAAAATTGCCATAATACATCTATTCTTATTAGGTTTTGAAGACGAAATTTCGAACTTTACATTAGGTCTTACAAATCCATCAACACAAGCGGATTTACTTAAAATAGATGTTTGGAAAGAAAAAATACTCCTATATAAAGATTTGGTTGCGGACCCAGGAAACGGAATCCAAGCTACTTCCTCAACATGGGCTAAAAAACACATATTTGGATTCTCTGATGAAGAAATTAGAGTTGACTTAATGCAACAAAGATTGGAGAGGGCAATAGGTGAAGAATTGAAACAAACACCAACAGTCATAAGTAAAACAGGATTATTTGATTCCATTGATAAGTTATATGGTCAAGCGAGTGGTGGTACTGTTTCAGCGAGTGCGGAAGCATCTTTCGGGGGTGAAGTAGGTGTTTCACCAGAATCTGAGATACCACCAGCATTACCTCCTGAACCTGCACCAGCTGGTGGAGAAGCTGGAGTAACTCCTGAGGGTACAGAAGAAAAAATGAATATTTTGGTAGAAAATAACGTTTTGAAAGGTAAATCTTTCATTGATTTGGAACAAGGTCAAAATTCTTTAGGGGAAATGGAAAAAGAATTAGATAAGTTATTAAATTAGTAATATTTATATTCAAATATAGAAAACACATGACTTTCGGTTTAATAAAATCAATAATAGAAGAGAATCTTTTGGAATCTTATAAAGATGAAAAATCGTTCAAAAAAGCAATGAATGAATTCAAGCAGAATATTTTGAATCATAAGGAGATTTCTAAGATTTATTCTCTCTACGATGATTTATCCAAACCACAAAGTTTAAGTGAACAAGATGCAAAAGAATTTGTTTCAGAAGGAATTTCTTTAATACAAAAGTTACTTCCTAAAGTAAAATTACCTAAAATAGTGGGTGAATCTAAGGTGGAAAACAAATACAAAACTATAGATGAGTTGGTATATATTGAAAATAAAGTTTCTATTTTAGAAAGAATGGAACTGAAGAAAAAGTTATATAAATTAATGACTGAATCTCAGAAATCATCAAAAGAAACAATTCAAATACCTTTATCAACTATGGTAAAGATTGCTAATCAGACAGTTCAAAAATATGTCGAAAATTTAGATGAAAATTCTAAGAAAGAACTATTTGAAATTTTGAAAGAAGATTCTACTGAACTTCAAAATAAATTCGATAACCTGAAAGAAAGTGCGATAAGTAAATTGACACCAATGATGGAATCTGAAAGTGATTCTGAAACAAAAAGTAAGTTACAAGAAACCATCTCGAAAATACAAATAGATACTTTCACTCAACTCAACTTTCTGAAGTTGAAAAAACTAACTGAGTCTCTCTAAGAGTTTTTAATTTTTTGAGTATAAATCGCCTTTAGTATCTGTTTTCTCTTAACTACAGATTTCTTTACATACTCTTTCCTTTCCAACAACTTTTGTTGTTGTTTAGTTTTAATTACTTTGGATTTAAGAGTTTTGAGTGCTCTTTCTATACTGTCCTTTCCTTTAATTTCAATGATTAACATATATTACAAATATCACGATTTTAGTTAAAATTTTGACACTTAAGTTAGTATATCTTATCTTTATAAAAAAATAAACATAAGTAATATGAAAGTTGATGAAAAAAGGGAAAAGTGTAAAAATGAATTTATCTAATTTATTCAAGTCTACGTATGGTACGGTGGATTCTAAAAATTTGAAATCATTATATATAAACATTCAATCATGGGTATCACCCAAAGAAGAACTAGATAACTGGAATAGAGTTGTAGGTAATTTGAGTAGAGAATTAAAACATACAGTATTCGAATCTATACCCACTCACATATTCAACAAAAATTCTATAGTTGATTTAGATTTACGAACGAGTGGAATTTCATCAGGTAAAAAATCTTTTTTTAATTTGGAAATAAATCTTTTTTTAGATAAGGAGTTGGATTTCAAATCTAATGAACTTAAAGATTCGGTTAAAAAAATTGTCAAAAACATCCAAAAAACAAATATTTCTGAGAATTCATATTTCGATTTTTCATTAACAAAAAAGTAAGTATTCGTTTCAATGGATATTTATTAAGAAAATTCAATGAAAAAGTTAAGAATATTGGAGTCACATGAGACAGGTCATGGAATTTTAGTTGAAATGGATGCAGGATTTGTTTCTCCTATGGATGAAATAAATCTAAAATTGATGAAAGAAGGTAAGAATTTAGATTATAGAAATCCCTTCGAGTTTTATGCCGTACTTCAAAAACATGATGTTCCTAATAGGAATGGTAGAACTTATCCTGAAAAAATATTAAAAAGAGAAGCTGACAAATATAAGAAATTAATCCAAAAAGGATTATCTACATCGGAGTTGAATCATCCTGAATCATCTTTGATTGATTTGGATAGGGTCTCACACATTATAACGGATATTTGGTGGGATAAAAATATCTTGATGGGTAAGCTAAAGTTGTTGACCTCACCCGGTTTTCACGAAAGTGGGATTGTAACAACAAAAGGTGACATAGCAGCTAATTTATTAAGACAAGGTGTAACGATGGGGGTATCTTCTAGAGGTGTCGGAACTTTGAAAAAAGTCGGAGAAAGAAATGAAGTTCAAGATGACTTTGAATTAATATGTTTCGATTTGGTATCTTCTCCGTCCACACCAGGTGCTTATTTATTTGACAATGTAGACGACAGAGAAAAATATGATGAAAATTTAGAAGAAGAAAAAAAGATGAATGCAATTTCTTCTACTAGTGTATCTAAATCTGTTGATTTGATGAAAAAATTATCCGATTATTTATCAAAATAAAAATTATGGATGAAAAGTACTTTGTAGCAAAAATCACTTATGATTTACCGGATGAGAATACCGGAAAAATAAAAAAAATAAGAGAAGAAAAATTAGTGAGAGGTTATACTGTCACAGACGTAGAAGCCAAGGTTACAAAATTATATGAAAATTTTTCATATGATTGGAGAATAACTTCAGTCTCCGAAAGTAAAATAGATGAAGTAATCGAAAAATAGTCAAAATCTAAAGTGGTCAAATCTGACCACTTTTTTTTTTGCAACAAAGAAAAGTATTTGTAATAGTCTGAAAATTAAACTTTTTTCAATAATGGAACTATTTATTGAATAAAAATAACACGACTATGCAAGAAAATAAGAATCT